CGCACCAAACGTAGCCTTGTCATTATCGCCAAAGGCTATATCGTTTCCGTTAGTGTCTAAGTTGCCGCCGAGCTGTGGCGTAGTGTCTTCTGATACGTTTTGCAGAGCAGAGTCGGCTAGTGTGCCTTGAGCNGCTGTGGCGTAAGCTGTGGAGTCGGTAGTCGCAGCAGTGCCTAGACCTAGGTTGGTTCGGGCAGCGCCAGCATCGCTAAGGTCTGATAGATTATTAACTGCAATGAGTGCGCCAGACAATGAAGCATAGGCAGCTAACCACTGAGTGCCATCCCATACTTTCATAGCATCGTCAGTGGTGTCAAAGTATAGCGCACCAGTAACGAGTGCATCACCATCATTGTCAACAGTAGGTGCTGTAGCCTTCTGGCCTAGATAGCGATCATCGAAGTTATCAAGAGCAGCTAAGGCAGCGTCAGCAGATGCACTAGCAGCAGAGGCACTACCAGCAGCAGCAGTAGCTGAACCAGCAGCAGCCGTTGCACTTGATGATGCATTACTCTCAGAGGTAGAAGCATTAGAGGCGCTAGTAGCTGCGTTGCTTTCTGACGTAGAAGCATTAGACGCAGACGTAGAAGCAGCAGAGGCGCTGTTAGACGCATTAGATTCGCTTGTGGCGGCGTTTGTCGCTGAAGTAGAGGCAGAGGTAGCACTAGATGCAGCAGCCGTCTCAGAGGCACTAGCGGCTGTCTCAGAGGCACTAGCGTTTGCGGCTGATGTAGCAGCGTTAGTCTCGGATGTAGATGCAGCAGACGCGCTAGAGGCAGCAGCGGTAGCAGAGCCAGAAGCGGCAGTTGCTGACGTAGCTGCATTGCTCTCGCTTGTAGCTGCATTAGTCTCGCTCGTGGACGCTGCACTTGCGCTGGCAGCAGCATTGCTTTCAGACGTGGAAGCAGCATTGGCACTTGCGGCAGCTGCAGAGGCATCAGCAGCTACTCCAGCTTCAGCAGCTTCGGCGGCAGTTTGAGCAGCCTCAGCAGCGGTCTGAGCTGTTTGAGCATCAGTAGCAGAACTAGACGCGGAAGTTGCACTATCACTAGCTTGTGTAGCACTTGTAGATGCAGCACTGGCACTAGAAGCAGCGTTAGTTTCGCTAGTCGATGCAGCGGATGCACTAGCAGCAGAGGCAGTCTCACTTGCAGATGCGTTTGTTTCGGAGGATAACGCAGCACTGGCACTAGCAGCAGCATTGCTTTCAGACGTGGCAGCAGCGCTGGCACTTGAGGCAGCAGCAGTAGCATCGGCAGCTGCACCAGCTTCAGCGGCCTCAGCAGCAGTTTGAGCAGCCTCGGCAGCGGTCTGGGCTGTTTGAGCATTAGTGGCTGAAGAGGACGCAGCAGTTGCACTTGAAGCGGCAGAAGTAGCAGAGCTTGCAGCAGCGGTGGCTGAGCTAGAGGCTTCGCTTGCTTTAGTGGTTGCAGTACCTGCGCTGGTAGCGGCAGAGGTAGCTGAAGTAGCGGCAGAGGATGCGCTAGTGGATGCAGCAGTTGCACTGTCGGCAGCGTTAGAAGCTGACGTAGATGCGTTACCTGCTTGGGTAGTTGCTGTGGATGCAGAGCTTGCAGCAGACGTTGCACTTGATGATGCTTCACTTGCTTTAGTCGTAGCAGTAGTAGCAGAGCTAGCAGCCGATGTAGCTGAACTAGCAGCGGCAGTCTCAGAAGATTCTGCATTAGTCTCTGCAGTCTCAGCAGCAGCCTGGGCAGCCTGAGCAGCTAGCTTAGCAGCCTCAGCAGCAGTAGCATCAGCTTCAACGCCTGCCTCAGACGCAGCAGCCTCAGTAGCAGACGCAGCAGCAGCCGCAGCACTTAGAGCAGCAGCTTCGGAGTATTCTTTATCTGTCCCATAAAAACTAGACGACTGCTCACCTGAACCGCCGTCTGTGTAATCGCCAAAGAAACCAGTAGCCTTTGTCATTATTTATCCTTGAGGTCGAATGCTTAGAGTCGATCCAGAGAACTCAGCACTGTCGGCCATGTTCTGAATGTCACGTAAAGCAGAGCCAAACTTTGCTTCCCACTGTACTGCTTCTTCTGGGTTCTTAATATATAATGATAGTTCAACGAGTGCGCCGTACAGCAGCATGTCGTTAGCGAACTTTACAAACCAGTTAGTGTCAGTATCTTCTTCTAAAGAGTCGGGAGAATAATAGTAGTAAAGGTTAACAGTACTACCTGTCAAAGGAGCAGGTGCAATGATTAATTTATTTTGTTTACGTGCAAAGTACTGAGGAGCGCCTGTATAGGTGCTAAGAGCCTTGTCTACAAAGTTAGCGTCTTTACGTTGAAGTCCAATAGTACGACCAGCGTAGCTAAGGCTTAGTTCCTTTGCTTCAATATAATCGTTAGGTAAGATTGTTACTCCGTTGTCTAAGACACTCAGAGTAGCAGTAGCTTCCATGACAGGAAGGCGGAGAAGTCGTAGAGCACGATCAAGTGCTGTGTTAATGAAGTCGTCTATAAGTCCGTTAGAGATATCGCTGCGATTAGCCCAGTCTTTTACCCTGGTACGCAAGTCCGAAAGAGTGGAGATTGCCATTAGATACGCCCATAGTCTGTACGGAGTTTTAAGTAATCCTTATCGCGGAGACGCGCCATCATCTTTGCCTTTAATTGTGTATCATTCATTAATTCAATTAAAGTACAGTTCCATTCTGCACACCAATCATTAATAAGGTTCAAAGGAACGGAGGCGACCTTGCGGCCAAAGGTGTCTTTTTCTAGGCGGTTTACATTATTGACCGCTTCAAATTGATTCTGTGCTAGGATTGCAGAGTAGTCTTGACTAGTGCCAATAGTAATTGTATCATCGTTGTTCTTAATAATGTGCGTTTTAACGTCTGACATATCAACCCTATAGATAAAATAAAACTGGACTGCCCTCCGAAGAAGACAGCCCAGGTAACGTAGCTCTTAACAATTAGTCGTTAAGGTCACGGATAGCACCACTAGATGCTTCGTTGTTGCACTTGAGAGTGTACTCGACCAACAGTTGCTTGCTATCGGCATCGCCAGTCTTAGCAAGATCGTTGGTTTGGAAGTCGCGGTAAGTGTCAACAGACCACATGTCAGGCTGGATCAGCAGGACAGTATCGGTCAGCATGAAGCGGTTAGGTACAACAGACAAAGTGCCGTAGTCAGAGACGTAAATGTCTACTGCGTTGACAACAGTCTTGTCGCCCACTTCTTTGTACTTGGTAGCGTTACCAGTGAAGTCAGTGATAGCGCGTTTCTGCACGGCGTTGGCCATGATGATAGAAGGCATACCACCAGCAACCCAGCAGCTCTCAATGTTAGCAGTCAGCAGGTCTTCGGTCAGGTCGCGAGCAGTACCAGCAGTGTAGACATCGGTGCCGTTACCAGCAGGAGCAGAACCGCCAGCACCAACGCTTGCGTTAGTAGCCAACCAAGAAGTAGCAGAGCCTAGCTGACGAGCAACAGAAGCAGTACCTGCGTTTTGTGCTTTATCAACACCAACCAAAGAGTACTCCATGTCACGCTTAAGCTCAGCGCCACGCTTAGCGAGCTGATAGGCCATCTCAGAAGCACGACCAGCTGCGTCAGAGGCTTCGTTTGAGCCAGTTACTGAAACAGTTTTAGTGAGAATCTGAGAGTAGTTACCAACGCGAGTGGTCGCGGTAGCAGAGGCAGCAGGAGCATCAGCGCCTTCAACAGCAGGTGAATCAGAAACAGCAGCGAGGCTGTCTACTTGCCATTCGTGGTAGGTGCTTTTAGCTGAGCCTTTGCCTACGTTCGACATGAACGGAGTATCAGTAGGTGCAATGTTATAGATGATGTCTGCGAGGTCTTCGCGAATACCAACTGCATCGTAAGTTTTAAAAGTAGCCATTGTAAATTATCCTTAAAGTTTTATTTAGAAGTAAGTGAAAGAAGAGCAGCTGCTGCATCATTCACCGAACCAGAGCGTTTTAGCTGTTGCCGTTGTTCCTTAACCGCGCGAGCCTTTCTCGTTTGTGCATCCGCTGGGGTCGTTGCTTTTACTTTCTTCTTAACAACTGGCTGCCGTTTTTTCTTAACAGTAGCTTTCTTGCTAACAAGATCATCGTAAAGACGCGCCTTGTTTAGGATTGCAATATCACGAGCGGTGACAATGTTGCTAAGATCGCTATCATCATAGCCTTGTGTCTTAGCGTATTCAATGACACCCTTTTGGAACTCAGGAGAAACCCACTCAGGAATAACCTCTGCAAGTTTCTGTTGTTCCAGTTTGACCATTTCTTGAAGACGGGCTTTCTCCTGCAGCTTAGCTTGCTCCTGGGCTTGTTGAAACCCTTGAATGTTTTGACGCAGAGTGTTTTCTATGTCTTGCACTCGAAGCTGTTGTTTAACGTAAGCAATCGGATCGGCTTCTTTGTCAATGGTCTTCAATACTTCCTTAGCATTATTAACCTCCGCCATTTGCTGTGAGGCGGTTAGTTCCATAAGCTGCAAGTACTGCTGTCGCTCAGCTGTCAAAGTAGTCTGTAAAGCTTCTAGCTCTTTAGACTGCTCCTGTAGCTTTTGGACTCTCTTAGTGTAATTCTTCTCAAGCTGGTAACCTTTCTTCAGCTCTTCAAGATTGACTTCATACTCTTCGCCGTCTACTTTGACAGTGAACAGATCATCTGAAGTCGTCTCGTCAGCTTCCGAAGGTTCCTCATCTTCATCGGAATCCCCCACATCAGAGTCGCTGTCGGCTTCTTCCTCTTCGCCTTCAACGTCTTCCTCCGATTCAGAAGTATCTTCTTCCTCGGTGACCTCTTGAGTTTCCTCTTCGAGGGTTTCTTGCTCTAGCACTTCTTCTTCTGCTTGCTCCTCCTGAACCTCAGGCGAGGGCGTTAGAAGTTGGGCTACTGCGTTTTGAATGCTGTTATCGTTTTCATTGACATCCACGATGGGGTAGTCTCCTTTAGTATTAGTAGAATTGACTGTATTAAACTCTGTAGTACTCTTATATTATACCACAGTTTTATTCAAAAGTAAAGTATTATTTTACATTTCTTTCAAAATTATAAGATGCAACGTATCCTTCGATCATAGAAACAACAGTAGTCATAGCCCGCTGCATGTACCAAAGGTCTTTGCGCTCCTCTTCATTAGCCGTATTTCGCCAGGCGACTGAGATATCAGCTACGATATCTTCAATCGCTCCCTCTAGCATTCCGTCCTGTAGGAGTCGTTTAGCTGCCTCAGCTTTTTGCCTCTTATCCATATTACTCGCTCATCTGTAGTTTACTGTCGCCAATGCCTACTGGCCGTTTTTGTTGCGCCTCTAGTCCAAGCTCGGCAGCTTCTTTCTTCTTCATCCACTCAAACTTCTCACGCTGGAACTTAAGCTCTTCTAGCTTGAGCTGGAACTCAGCCTGTTTCATTTGAGCTTCTGCCTGCTTAGCCTGTGCCTCTACTTGCTTGAGGTTAGCATCAGCCATGTCTTTTTGTGCTTCGCCCTGGGCTGTGATCATTTCAGCATTAGGCTGTGGCTCAGGCGGTTCAATCTCTGCAGGATCTCCGATGAACTCGTTAGCGTTCTTGTAGCCAGAGTTTTTAATAAACTCAGTAGCTAGCTTATGAATGTGACGGGGCTGAA